GAGGAAGCGACAGAACTTGAAGCTGAAGACGTTGACATATTGGACGACCGTCTTCGTGGTGATCTGTCGGACCTGAACCCGAATTTATATTATCAAATAACAATGACCTTCAACCCCGTTAGCGCGACCCACTGGATAAAGGCGCGCTATTTTGATAGGTCCGATCCGGAGGTCTTAACCCACCATTCCACTTATAAGGATAACCGGTTTATAGACCCTGGTTATTATCGGCGTATGGAGCGCAGGAAGATTGAAGATCCGGAAGGGTACCGGGTATATGGCGAAGGTGAATGGGGCGAACTTGGCGGCCTGATCCTTACGAATATCGATATTCATGACTTCCCCACTGGTCCAGAATACTTCGACGCGAAATATCTTGGCCAGGACTTCGGCTTTAACCATGCGAACGCGATCCTGGATGTCGGATGGAAGGACGGCGAAATCTGGATCTGTTCTGAACTGTATGTGTTCGAAAAGGACACGGAAGAAATCATCCAGATGGCCATTGACCGGAATATCAGTAAACGGACCGAAATGTTCTGTGATAGTGCAGAACCTGACAGAATAAAGCGCTGGAAAAGGGCCGGGTTTAGAGCGGTACCGGTCAAAAAAGAACCTGGATCTGTTAAGGCGCAAATTGACTGGCTGAAAAGCCGGAAGATACACATTCATCCGTCATGTGTGAACACCATAAAAGAGATCCAGCAGTGGAAATGGAAGAAGGATCCACAGACCGGCCTTTATATCGATGAACCGGTCGAATTCATGGATGACGCAATGGCAGCGCTTCGTTATTCCATAGAACGGTTAAGACGCGGATCATCAATCGAAGTATTAAAGTGAGGTGATAATAAGTGCTAAATTGGCAAATGAACGCGCGTCCTGGTTCGCTTGCGGCGTTGGTTAAAGATCCGGATGGGATCCCGATGTCGATCCCTGAAATAGTGGCAGAAGAAATAAAGGAATTCAAGAATTCCGAACAGTACAAGCTGATGGTTATGGCCGAACAGTATTTCAGGAACCGGTCCGACGTGCAAAGCAAGACCAATGATGTCAGCAACAGGTCAAACACGAAGATTGAACACCCGATCCTGAAAAAGCTGATTGAACAGAAGATCAATTATCTGCTGGCCAATCCCTTCACGGTAAGCACGAAGAATAAAAAGTATGCCGAAGCGCTGAACGAAGTCTTTGACGACACATTCAGGCGCAAGTGGAAGGGTTTTGGAAGGGCGGCCATAAAGTCAGGGATCGGATGGCTGCAGCCTTATTTCAACGAAGAAGGCAAGCTGTGCATAATGAAGATCCCCAGCACGGAAGTGATCCCACTATGGAGGGACGCAGAACACACGATCCTGGATGGCTTTATCAGGTTTTATGATGTGATCGAATACATTGGCAGGAAGAAAACCGTCAGGACAAAGGCTGAATGGTGGGACAGCAACGGCGTTCAGTATTTTATATCCACAGGCCAGGGGTTTATTGTGGATAAAGACGCAGGCGAAGACGGAAAAGCCAGCCACTTCATGCTGAATGGCAAGGCGTACAACTGGACAAAGCCGCCGATCATATGGGTGAAGTACAATGACGAAGAATTGCCGCTGTGTTACTTCATCAAGGACCTAATCGATGATATAAACTGGCAGACTTCCGTTACTTCTGACGTGCTTCGTGATGTGGCCAAATTCATATATGTCCTGAAAAACTACGGTGGCCAGGACCTGGGCGAATTCATCAAGGACCTTCGCGAACACCTGGCGATCAAGGTTGACGCTGACGGTGGTGTGGATAAGCTGCAGGCCGATCTGAACATCGACGCAGTAATGAAGTTCCTGGATAAGCAGCGCAGGGATATATTCGACTATGGTTCAGGGGTTGATACAAAGGATCCTGACCTGGGGAATGCTTCTGGAACGGCCATCAATTTCAGGTATATGGACCTGGATTCTGACTGCAAATCGCTGGCCTTGGAAATGAAAGACGCATTCCAGCAGTTAAAGGTGTTCCTGGACACATATCTGCAGATCATCGGCAAAGGTGATTTTTCAAACGAAACCTTTGACATTATATTCAACACCGACATGCCGGTGAATGAAACTGATGTCATCAACAACGTGAAGGCTTCCCAGGGGATCATATCAAAAAGGACCGCCCTTGAAAATCATCCATGGATCACTGATGTTGATGAAGAACTGGCCAGGATCGAAGAAGAAAAGAAGCAGGCCATGGAGGAATTCGGAATTGGACTGTTTGACGCTGCGCTTGAAACCGGCCAGAACATCGAAGACCAGACAGGAGCAGAACCGGTTCCAGGACAGACAGGAAGTGCTGGTGATGAATAATGGCCGGGAAAGAATACTGGTTGAAAAGAGCGCTGCGGCGTGAAACTGAATCATATCTGCGGGGTGCTGGCCTATCCCTGAAACTGTTCAAGGAATATGAGAGAGCGGCCAAAGAGATCCGGAAGCAGATCAATGATTTTTACGCCAGATATGCAAGCGAAAACGGCCTTTCCTATGAAGAAGCCGTCAAGGAATTGAACCGTAAGGAACGCCAGGAATGGAAAGGCACCATCGGCGACTATGTGAACCGGATCAACAATGAAACGGATCCGGAAGTCAAAGCAAAGCTGACCGCGGAACTGGACGCCCTTTCCTATTCCAGCCAGCAGTCACGCCTGATGGCCATGGAAGCGCAGATCCAAATGACGCTTAATGAACTATATGCCCGCGGCGTTGCTGAAATGAAGGCGGAATTCGGTGAAGCCTTTACAGAAGCATATTACAAGAAGGTGTTCGATATCCAGCAGCGCGTCGGTTTTGTGCGTGAATTCGCAAAGGTGAACACCAGGATGGTCGAAGATGTCGTGTCCTATCCTTGGAGCGGATCGAACTTTTCTGAAAGGCTGTGGAAGAATAACCAGGCCCTGATCTTCAATGTCCGTGAGATAATCACACAGGGATTCATCCGGGGAACCGGTATTTCGGAAATGTCAAAGCAGCTTTCCGAAAAGATGGGCCAGTCATTCAAGAATGCTGAACGCCTGGTGAGGACTGAAACGAATTACTTCCACAACGAAGCCGAAAAGCGCGCTTATAAGGCAGCAGGTGTCAAGGAATATGAGTTCGTGGCCACACTGGACAGCAGGACCAGCACGATATGCCAGGAACTTGATGGGAAGCACTTCAAGCTGGAAGACGCAAAGGTCGGCGAAAACTTCCCACCTATGCACCCGCATTGCAGGTCAACAACCATCGAATATGATCCGGAAGACGCCCTGGACTGGTATAATTCAGGCGAACCAATGCCGCGTAATATGACATATGAGGAATGGAAAGAACAATATGTCGGCAAGGATGATGTTGTGGACGATCCTGGCGAAAGAAAGAGCAGCCAGAAGGCAAAATCCCTTCCTGGCAGAAAGTCATAATTCAATAATTCCGTTGAAAAAGACGCTGTAAAAGGTGTCTTTTTTCATATAATTCGGGGTACCGTGTCCCTGACCAACACGGTCCGCAAAGCGTGTGGAAGTCACGTTAAATACAGCGGGGAAAGGAGAAAAAACCATGATACACGAATCAATCAGAAAGCTACTGGGCGAAGACCTGGCCAAACAGGTCGAAGAAGCTGTCAAAGGCAAGGGCAAAGATGGAAAAGACCTTGACATCGTCTGCGGAAATGACGGAAGTTATGTTCCTGCAGACAAGCACGAAGCCATCAAGGCCCAGCAGGTCAGCGCTGAAAATGCGTTGAAGGCTGCAGCAGACGCATTGAAGGCCATAGGGGGTTCTGGGGATCCAACGAAGATCGCCGATGATGTGAAGGCTGCGCAGACAAAGATCGCAGAACTTCAAAACACACACAAGGCCGAAATTTCAAAGATCCAGAAGACCACAGCCTTGAAGCTGGCCCTGGGTGACAGCGTTTATGATCCTGATGACATCATCAGAGATCTGAAACTTGACACGGTTGAGGTTGACGAATCAGGAAACCTGAAAACCAACATCGAAGACATGATCAAGCCGATCCGTGAAAAGAAACCCTATCTGTTTAAGCAACAGCAGAGCCAGGCGCCTGATCTGAAAGGTGCTAAACCTGCAGATCCTGGCGCACAGCCAACACCTGACGCACCGGCTGGACCGGTAATATTTTAATTTCACATGAAAGGAAAGTGATAACTAATGGCAAGAACAAAAGCTATTTCCCTTATTCAGAGCGGGTCAACCAAAGCTGACCTGAAAGAAATTTCCGGCCTTGTGATAGAGAATATCCAGAAGGCCACACTTTCAAGCGGGTTGAAGTCCCAGGCATACACTGGAAATCCCGCAAGCGGTTCCGTTGAGTTCAAACGCTTCAAGAACAGCGCTTCCAATCCATACGGAACCGCAAGAGCAGCCGGAAAGGGTGACGCACTCACTGTTCCGCCTGTAACAGTAAACCTTGACCAGCACCGTGAGATCGTGGAAGAAGCTGCGAAGTTCGATCTTGACACCTTCGGTGTGGCCAACATCATGGCAAGACGCGCAGATAACCATGTTGACACTGTGGTGGCAGAACTGGACACTGCTTTCTTTGAAGAAGCAGTCGGGGCCGGTGTATCCTTCAAACCTTCCAGCAACATAACAAACATCGAAGACAAGGTCGAAGCAATGATCCAGGCCCTTGAAACCGTCAAGAACGATTATGTCAGGGGTATTCCCAGAAGCATGATGAACCTGGTATGTTCGCCTTCATTCTATGGCCAGATCAGGAACTATCTTGACAAGTCAGCGAATAATGCGAACGTGGATACTGCAGCAGAGGAATTCGCACTGTTCCACGGGGTAAAGACATACAGTTCCGTATATCTTCCCGATGGAATCGACGCCGTGCTGATGATCGATGGTGCGATCGCACTTCCTGTTGTCACCTATCCGTACAAGGATCCTGAAAAGATCCCGCTTTCCAATGACTACGCAGTGGCTATGTTCTATGACTACGGCTGCAAGGCATTGACACCTGACCTGATCTTCTTCTATGAGAAGGACGCCGAAACGCTTGGAATCCTGACAGTTACTTCTGAAGCTGGAAGCGCAGCTGGAAAGACAAAAATCACTGTTTCCCAGACATTAGTCGCTGGCAGAAAGTATGTCTATAAGACACACGCTTCGATTGCACCTTCTGTAGAATATAACGACGTATTGACCACTGGCTGGAATGATCTCCCTGCTTCCGGCGAAATCACAGCTACAAACGGCCATAAGATAACCGTTGCCGAAATCGACGTGAATGACAACAAGGCGAAGAGGGCTGGTAACGCAACGATCGTCGCTGCCACTGAATAAGCGGAAGGCGGTGTGACCGGTTATGCTTGAAAAATTAAAATTATTGCTGGGTATAACCGGCAATGAGAAGGACGGCCTTCTGCAGTTCGTCCTGGACACCGTCACGGACATGGTGAAGAATTATTGCCACATGGCCATCGACGAAGCCATTCCGGCCCAACTTGAAAATGTTGTGGTCCGGATGGCCGTCGATATGTGGCGGGCGGAAGGTTACGGCAATGAAACAAACAGTAACGCCGAAGTAACGTCAGTGAAACGCGGTGATGTTACAACATCATTCAGGCCGGTCGGTGGTGATTTTAACGCTAATACAGGGGCCGGTGGTGCGGACTTCATAAAGGCATATACAAAGCAGTTGAACGCATTCAGGAAGGTGGGGTGGTGATATGTTCGGAAACCCTGCTGCTGAACGCGCTGCCATCGAAATGACCTATGAAGACACCTGCACCATTTACCGAATGGCAGAAGTCACTGGAAGCAATAAGATCACAAAGGCGGAAAGGGTACCGGTGGCCGAAAATGTCATCTGTTCCCTTTCCTCCATGCAGATCAGGCCATCAGAGCAGACAGCAGCACAGAATGACATTGAATACACGGTGAAGCTGTTCCTGGGACCGGAAATAAATATCCGCCCAGGCGATCAGATCGACGTGAAACGGTTCGGACGTGTAAACCCAGCAAGCGAAACCGTTTTGAAGTATGAAAGCACCGGCCAGCCTATGATCTACGCCACACACCAGGAAGTCATGGTGAAGGGTCGTGATATCGCGTGAGTGTTGATTTTAGAGATCTGATAAAATGGCGCGATAACATGGCCAATATCGCCGCGGAAATGGACCAGATCATGGATGAACTTGTGGTCGGTGAAGGCGTTTATGCGGTAAAACAAGCGAAGCTGATCTGCAAGAATGATGTTCCGGATATCGTCGGAAGCGGCGACTACAGAAACAACTGGCACAGCAGCGACAAAGCGATCCGGAATGGCCGCAGCTATAAGGTTGACGTATTCAATAATTTAAGCTATGCCAAACACCTTGAATATGGCTTCCGTTCCCACTTCGTCCCTGGTCACTGGGAAGGAAACACCTTCGTATATCAGCGGGACGATCCGGAAGGCGGAATGTATGTCGGGCCATATAAAGGTTTTGTCCGCGGCCGCTTCGTGCTTCGCAGAGCAATAAAGCGAACGAAGATCACACAGGAAGCCAGGTTGAAGCGCAAGCTGAACCGGATCCTGCAAGAAAGGTTAAACAGGGGGTTGTAATATGACGGTAAACAAGTTCATTGAAGCAATCGCCGCCAAATTAACCGCCCTGTGGCCTGATAAAAAGGTTTACGTTGATGAAATACCGCAGGGCGCCGACGGAAACTTTTCAATTCAGGTTATTGAAACATCGCAGTCAAAGCACCTGGGAAACCGGTACAAGCGAACATATCAGTTCGATGTTGCCTATATAAAGAAAAAGCATGACGCCATGAATTATCATGCCTGGGCGGAAACCATGTACATGGAATTCGGGACCATCAAGATTGATGATATGACCTTTCATATGACCAATCTTCACACTGATACCGTGGACGGGATCTTCCATTTCCTGATGGACGTGACATTCATGGCGCTGTTTATTCCTGAATCCAATGACGAACCCAATGACGAACCCATGGAAGATCTGCAGGTGTTCGCTGACCTGAATATTCGAAGTTATAAGAACGTCCATATCGTCGGGGTTTTATCACTGGGCGCTGGCGGAAGGGAATACCTGTACCAGTTCCCTGAATGTGGGCCAAATCAGTCTGGGGGTGTATAAGGTGGCAAAAGAGCATAAGGCGGCAAAGGAAGTGCCGAAGTTCACAAAAGAACAGATTTTAAGCAGCAAGACGCTTTCCATCAACAAGGATGTCGCCGCCGCGGTCCTTGAAGATGGCAAAGCATATTCTATTCAGGAAGCCGAAACGCTTGTTTCCGGCTATCTCAAAAGAAAGGTGTGATCTAAATGCCTATTGGTGGCGGAGTATTTACAATTCAAAACAAGGTCCTCCCTGGCGCGTATATCAATTTCGTCGCGCTGGGAACCAGGATCGTCACAGGATCCCGCGGCGTTGCAGCGCTTCCCGTTGCATTGAACTGGGGTCCTGACAGCAAGATCATAACCATTGACGCCGGTGACTTTAACAAACAGTCAATGGCTTTATTCGGGTATGATCCGACAGCGCCTGAACTGCTTCTGATAAGGGAAGCCTTCAAACGTGCAAAGACTTTGAAGCTGTACCGTATCAATGGAGCCGGTGGCGGCGCTGCAAAGGCAACAAAGACCATCGGCGGAATTACAGTGACCGCCAAATATAACGGAACCAGGGGTAATGATATCAAGATCCTGATCCAGACCAACGTGGACGACGAAACGAAGAAGGATGTCATCACTTATCTGGGAACTGTGGAAGTTGACAGACAGACCGTGGCCAATGCAAGCGAACTGGTGGCCAATGATTACGTTACATTCGGATCCGGTACGCTTACCAATGCAGCAGCCACTGCGCTGGCCGGTGGGGCCAACGGTACCGAAGACGGATCGGCACATGCTGACTTCCTATCAAAGATCGAAGTCGAAGAATTCAACACGATAGGATATCCCGGTACCGACGCAACCACAAAGGGCCTTTATGAAGCATTCGTGAAGCGCTTGCGTGACAGCGAAGGAAAGAAGATCGTCGGTGTGCTTTACAACAAGTCTTCCGACTATGAAGGCATAATCAACGTCAAGAACGGCGTTATCCTGGAAGACGGAACCGTCGTCACAGGTGACAAGGCCGTGGCCTGGGTTGCCGGTGCTACTGCAGCAGCGGAGATCAACCAGTCGCTGACCAACACCGCATATGATGGCGCTGTGGACGTTGACATCAGGTACACGAAATCCCAGTATGAAGCAGCCATCAAGGCCGGTGAATTCGTCTTCTATGGCGAAGCAGGAAAGGCCCGCGTCCTTGCGGACATCAATTCCCTGACTACATTCACCGAAGCGAAATCCCAGGACTTCACTTCAAACAGGGTGATCAGGGTCCTTGATGGATGGGCCAACGATGTGGCCGCCATATTCGGCAGGTCCTATCTTGGAACCGTAACAAACAGCGATACTGGCCGTCAGCTTTTCAAAGGCGATCTTGTGGCCCT